ATCGCCGTGATAGTGGTTGTGCCTATCACAGCACCTTGGATTACTTGCGGTAATCAATCGGAAAGGACCCCCAAGACCCAACGGTCTCAGGGGTCCGTGTGACAGTGGTCAGTCCTGCTGCTGGGCCGCGTAGATCGCGTCCAGTTCAGTGATGGTCTTGCCTGTCCGTCGAGACATTTCGCCTTTGGCCGCAGCCACTGTTGCGGGCAGGGACTTCGGGTTCTTGTAAGCCGAGTTGACAAGCGAGGACATCGCTTGCTTGGTCACTGGCACTCGCTTGTTGCTATGGAAGCAACGCTCGAAGTCAGCCATCGCTGACTTCTGCTCCGGTGTGATCTTGTTAGGCATGATATGCCTCCTATGGAAAAGAGCAGAGAGTGAGATCCTCGTTCAATCACGCGAAAGAACACAGGTCTTACAATCTACGATCATCTTTATGTGTGAAAGAAGATCACCCCCCGCCCCGAAGGACCGCAGAGCGGTCGTGAGAGGGCTGTAGGTGTTCTGTAAAGTATAATATGATTAGGTACCTAGCTAGTAACCCTAGGGTACTACTATAGAACATAGGAGAATAATATTATAATTTTATCTACACCTATATAACTATAGTTATACCCTAGGTTCTACTATATACTCCAACTATAGGTAACCACAACATATAGTAGGTACACTAGCATCTGCATGCCGTTCCTCATTTATATAATTATTTGTGTCAACCCCCCCCGGAGGAGGTGTCAAAAACTCTCCTAGAGCCGAAACCCTAGGAGAGCTGAGGGTTATCGGACAGAGCAGCCGGGGAACTGACTCCTATGCCACTTCTCTACAAATGGTCGTACCGGCATGTCTTCTTCCCAGCCCTTAAGGTTGAAGACTTCGGTATTACCATGATACTCAAGTGTGATCTTCATCACACCCTTATCAATGTCCACTGCCGCTGATATAAGCTTGAAGCTTGTCAGCTGTCCTATCGTGATCCTTGGATGCAGCCTTTGCTCCAATCCCAAGTCACTGATTCCAGCAGCCTTTCGTACCTCTAGAGTACCAAACATCAGTTCATGAATGGCTTCAGCTGAGGTTGTGAGACTGACCTCTTGAGTCTGTTTGAGGTAGACCCATGCAGCTGCATTCTTCCACAGGTTCGGGATGAACCTTGCGGATACGAAAGCACCGCCACGATAAATATACAGTGTACCCGGTTGGTCACCTACTGTGACTGAGTGGCCCGAGTACGTCCTCAATCCAATGTCCCCTGAAAGAGGAATAGGTTCGAAAGCCATGTTGACTTTCCTTTCTACCCTGTGAGGGTACTAGCCAAGCAACGAGCTTAGCTAGTACCCTTAGGGTGTTTGAATTAGAGTCCAACGACCATTGGAGTATGATCGTGATTCCAAGGCTTCCAGTCGCCTTGTTCTTTCCAGAGCGTGGTTACATCGAAGGGCAGATTACTCTGCTTATGGGTCTCCAAGAAGCAATGGCTGAAGGTCTTCATAGCCCACTCAAGGTAAGCTATTGGGATCACAACAGCATCATGGATGGCTCTGCAAGGAATATTCTTTTCCTTACATTTGAGAACGAAACTGAACATGTTGAAACTGTCCAAGTTATGGATCAGTTTAGCCAGAACATCTGTGTAAGAACTCTCTACCAGTGTAGAGACTCCACAACCATGTTTCAGTCCTTCGTCATCAACGAAGGAGATACCATGCTTCTTTGTGTCCAGCTCACGGTAGTCGAGGATTGGGCATTGCCAACCTCCGATACCAACTACCCTGTCTTCGGGCACTGAGCCTCCAGCCCATGTTGTCAACCTCTCTACGATAAGAGGAATCATGGGGAAGCAGGACTTGAAGTGAGTAGCATAAGGACTACCCACTTTCTTCTCGAAGAGCTTGACCGCTTCTTGTGGGTCTTCGATACCCGCAAGAAGTTTCTCGAACGGCTTAGGAACAACGAGTCCCTCATTTGGGATCTTCCAGCAATTCTTGCTATGATCCCATTTGATGTCGAGAATCTGTCCAGTGATGGCCTTCTTGCCACCACCGTACTGTCCGACTGTTGTACATGACTTGGCCCAGATCAGTATCTCTTTGATACTCCATGTAGCCATGAATGGACAACGGCTCTTCAGCTTTGCAACCATACGGAAGTGGAGCTTTCTCCACTTGCTATGATAGCAGTCGATCTCATACATGGAGTACTGACCCCATTCCATGAGAATGTGAACAAGACCAGAGGTATGAGCATCGAACTCGACACCTCTGTTAGTCTTGCCTGACTTGCAGATGTCTCGCCATGCTTTGGCATAAGAGATGGCCTTGATACCATTCTTCTTATCTGAGACATCATCTTCAGCCAAGACTTTCTTAGCCCAGTTGTCTACACCTCTAGTGCCTTGGAGTCCATACTCCAGACACAGGCATACTTGGAAGAACAACTTGGCCTTCTTCGAGACCTTGAACTTCCTCTTGAACACGAACCAGAAGCGACTCTGAGGCGTGTTCACTGGACCACACCCACGCATGGACTCGTGAGTGCCTCGGCCACTGATCTGTGTAGTCAGCCACTTGCCAAATACAGAATCAGCTTTGCCGATGTCATTGATTGTTTCTGCCACATACGCAGGCATGTAGCCTTCTTTCTGGTCATCCGGCAGCGTTGCCAGATGCCTTTCACAAGAGCCGAACAGTTGTTTGTCCAAGACATATTCACAACTGCCCAGATACCTCAGGGCCTCAGACCAGAGAGGAGGCACGGTATTGGTTGCCATCTTGCCAACCACCGGCTCCTCGTACTGAGGCTCTGTTGAGAAGTACTCAGGCTCGCCCTCATACATAGGCTTACCTTGTACCCATGACTGAAAGATTGCTCTTTCAACCGATCCAGCGACCTCACGAGAGAAGGGAATACCCATCTCTGCAATGACATCGTTACGTAGAGTTTCGATGGCTTTGCTGTTACCATCCTGCTTTTGCAGGCGTGTATGCAACATAGCCACGTAACTCTTGAGCTTTGAGAATACAATTGTAGTTGCATTCTCTGCTCGTTCTCTCAGTGTCCTAGGTTCACTGGGAGTGAGCGAGAGCTTTTTCATGCTCGCACTCCTTTCTGTCCCGACGAGGGACAATGTGCTGTCATTGAAGGCTGACAGCTGGGCCTAATGAAACTGTCTGGTGGCCTCAATACACCCAGTCTAACCTCTGTTTTGGGGTATATGAGCTCCATTCTCTGACATGCCGACCAGTCAGATTACGCCATGACTTATCAAGGCATAACCAAAACCCTTGTTGGTCTGCCGTTAGCTCTCCAATAGCTACGACATCGCCCGGAGAGACACAGAGTCCATCGCCTCCGGTTTGTTGCATTACCATCTCGGCAATGTCATGGAGAGAGACATAACCTTGAGTAAGGAATAACTCCGTAAGGTCATCAATACTCAAGGAGATTGTCACCTCATGTTTTTTACCATCGGTGTGCTTGAAGATCATGCACGACCACTTAAGCTTTTCGTTAATCATGTCAGGTCTCCTTCCAAGACTACGGCTACCAAGTACCCAACCATCCCGGCAAAGGGAATGAAGGCTGAGGTAATGGTCCCTACGAAGGGGAAGATGGCAAGGCCACCAAAGAAGAGCACAAGGCTCACGATATGGATCAGCTTATACATTGCTGGTCCTCCTTTTAGAGGGGGTACGGGGGGAAATCCACAACGGCTTTCCTATCCATACCCCCGTGTAAATTCGTGACCCCCTAGTCGATTTCTACAGCAGTCCCTCGGGCATCTCCAGTTTCTCCGGTTGCTCTTCAATAGAGGCTACTAGGTCTGTACTCTTAGCTTGCCCTGAGGGAGCCGGAGAGCTCGCCACAGGGACGCTAGGCTCTTCTGAGGGCTGGGGTACTGGTTGCTCTTCGGCAGGCAGTACGTGGCTTCTAGAGTCTCTCTGAGCACGGCGGCTAGGAATACCTAAGGGACTAGCGAATTGACGCTCATACTTAGGCCAATCAGGCTCCCACCCAAACGAGTCAAACAATCTTCCTAATCGACTTTCATAGGAACTATTCCTGAACTCTTCTGGTAGACCCATATGCTGGAAGTTATACTGTGGTTTTAAATTCAGTCCAGAGCTACTACCTCCGCCGGAGTTATGCTGTTTCTTCTCGATCATATCTCCCCATGCTGAGTAGATCCCCAATCTAACAAAGGCATCTCCAATCATAGGGATAATTCTAGTAGCATTAACCAGATCTTGTTTTGCAAGACTTCCTTCTCCTATCCAACCAGTTCCTAGAGCTACCATATTTTTTACAACATTAATAGCAGCGGAAGCGGGGATAAAACCATTAGGAGCATCCTTCCCACCAGCCAGAGCAGCCGCAGCCACAGCCATTTGTGCGTAGTACTTACCGAAGATAGGAAGCCTTGTTCCATACGTTGTTATAAAACCACTGACTCCACGTTCTTCAAGGTCTTCAAAAAGATCTTCTTTACTAGTACCTGTAGCTAACCTAAGAAGCATCATGTAGATAATATCTAAAAGAAGCATAGTAATTGCTGTACCAGCCCAAGCTGTCATACTCGATTTTGCTCCTTTGCGGAACATCATTTGATTTGCCCACAACACAGGGAATCTACGGAATGTTTCCCATGCCCGAGACCTTAGATCAGTACCAGTATACATATCAAAGACATTAGGCTCAACCATATTCTCATGGATGTATTGAGTTTCGGCTGTTTTAATACCACCAGCAATATCTAACATATTTTTATAATGTGGAGAACCACCTGCCCCTGCATCTGCAATAGCCAATTGACTTAATAAATGATTTAAGACAAATACCTTGTCCTTGTGTGCGCTATCTTTCATTGCTATTACTAAATCATTTACACGACTAGTATGTAATAAGCCAGCTACTCTGTAATACTCTAATAGTTTTCCATACCTCATCCAACTAATATTATGTTTATTCATTAAGGCTTTCTTAGCTTTAATAGTAGCCGGTTTAGTATCGTTTAATTCAGCCACATATCCCATAAACTTATCTTCGTTTTTAACAGCCAGTTTATACATGGCTTTCCTAGCCGTCATAACCCTTGCTGCAATTGTTTGTCTAAGCACATATTTAGGAACTCTTAAAGCCATATCTGCTGCCGAGTTAACAAAACCGGAGAACATGGCTGGATCATGATCTGAAGCTATTGCATCATAATCAGGAAGATGTCCTTGAGTAATAGATTCAATCAGATCTAGGTGGTCTTCAGCCATAAGCCTTAAAGCTTCACCTTGAAGACCAGCTGTCAATGGAGTAAAGAATGTTCTAAGGCCATCAATAAAACGACCTTCTCCAACTATAGTTACCAAAGTATTAGTAATATGTTCTACAGTTAATGAAGCTAATCCTAGGTTTCCTGCAAAAGCAAGCTTAGTAATTCCGGGAGCCATTTCGAAAGCCCAGTCTGCCATCTTTCCGTAGCTTGACTCATTCTTTTGGAAACCTCGTAAGAAGTCATATTTTTCTTGCAGGAATTTCATTGTTGATCTAAAATCTTTTTGTTTTTGCGGGCTTAACGCTCCACCATTAAAGTCGTGTAAGGCTCCTTGCTTTGCAAGTGTTGAAAATAAAGTAAGGACATCTTGGAACGTTCCTTTAATTCCAAATTGATTTTTTAATATCTGTTTTTCTGCTGTTTCATCAAAAAGACCTCGCTTTAAATTTGAAAGTGTTTTGTCTGGATTCAATGCTAAACCTTTTCTTATATGTTTATCAGAAATTACTTCCCCTACTCTAGGAACCCACCAAGCATCTCTAGCTAAATAGTGGCCTGCATACGCTCTCTGAATAAAATTCATTGTCATCATATGTAAAGCGTTATTATATTCATTTCCTTTCATTAAACTTTCGTGTAATAATAAAGGAGCTCTTCCTTCTCCCGGTATAAAAGCCATGGCAGATCTAAACCTTTCCGACCGCCTCATACCTTCTTTCGTCATCACAAGTAAAGATTGCAGTCTATTATTATGCTCTTGAGTTATGGTTTCCATGTTACTAACCCGATTCAAATTAGCTCTATAAGCGTTTTTTATAGTATTTAGTTCTCCAACGTGGCTCCCAAATTTAGCTAGGGTAGCCCAAGTAACAACACCATCAGCCATCTTATTATTTATCCTTGCTACAGCAGTATTAAGTGACACACGTATACTAGTTTCTCTATTCCTAAGGCTTTGTAAAAATGTTCTTCTAAACTTATTTTTTGAATCAGCGAAGGTATCTGCAATAGGTTCTCCAATTATACGCTCTTTAGAACTCAGCTTTTCTCTATTCTCAATCTTCCAAACTTCAGACATAAGGAAATTAAACATTATAGGTAAACGAGGTTCACCTTCTGGTGTCAAAAGATCTTCTACGGTATTTTCTATGCTATCTATCACAGGGAACAAATAATGTCCTTCTTCAGTTTTAGAGGTTAATAAAAAGTGAGGCTGTATTCTCCCATGGGTGTCTTCGTTTTTAACATTGTCTATAAATATATTAGACATCCTCTCAGAAAACCTTAAATTAATATCAGCACTCTTTATGTCTTTTGATAAGAGGTAACCCATTAAAGGATTATGTATTCCAACCTCAGTCCATTCCCCCAGTTCTTGCATATCTGAGATAATATTTTGCATAAACGCTCGCATTTCTTTTGCCATATTAGAAACCAACTGATTAATTTCTAAGACATGTTCTTCTGAATAATTTTCTCTTAAGATAACTTCTGCCTCTTCTGTATGCTGAATTACTGCCCCTTCGTTTTCAACTAAAGTAGCCCAAATACCCCAACTACTATCCGCAATAATTTTTGATGATGCTCGCATCCCACGGGTTTTCCCTGCACCATGGAGTGCCGTGCTAAAACGTCCTCTAATTATGTCAATTAAATTATGTTGTTGACTAACTATACTGCTTTGAACAAGAGCCGCAGATTTGAGAGCTGACGTTAAGGAGTGAACACCTGAAGTTGTCATTAAGTCGCCTTCAAAAACATTTAGGTTACCATCAATAAGATTTGTTAACCAACGGGCAACCAATAAACTTGAGCCCATAGTAAATTCAGAACCTACGTGGCCTGAGACACCGCTCTGAGCGAGTCCACGCACATCAATACGCTCTGTACTTAATACCGATGCTACAGCTCTTGCTGCTCGGGCAGCTCCTCGTTGCATTTCGTTCCCTTTCTTTTCTGCTAGATCGTCTAACATATACTGACCCATCCAACGTACCTTCTCTGCCAAGACCGCTTCCGACTCGTTTCCAGTCTGTATAAATAAACGACTAAGATCTAAGGTCCCCTCATCAGAGGTCATTTTTCTTGTATATTCCTCATACTTACCATAATACATCTTTCTCTTTAAACCAGTTGGACCAACAATATCTAGTTTAGTTTCTAGAAATCTCTTTTCTCCTTGTTGTTCTGAAGATAGAACTTCTGTTTCCTCTAGTTCCTTTAGTTTTCTTGCCATTTCAACATGCTCATCATGATCTACCTTACTAGGAGCTTCGTTATTATGGAACACAGGTTGGAAACCACCGCCCATAGCTTCATAACTTTGGTGTGGGTTGCCTACATCTGGTAAGACTAATTTAGTAAGGGGATCTAAACCAAATAACCTACTCATTAAATCAGCAACATCTTTCCTATCCTTTGTAATCTTTTGCCAAACATGACTAAGATCTAAGAACAGTCCGTGGACAAAGCCCATCATTCGTTCGATAATACTAGTGGACCTAGCTTTAGCTCCAGCTTCCTCATTAGTAAGATTACTAATTTCTGGGAGAAGGTCTTGTAATAAATGATATGATCCTAAGCCAGCAATAAACTCTTCTGTATTTGTAGTATACTTTCTATACTCAGCCCTAGCTTCTGAAGTCCACTGTCCTCCATGCCAAGCAAGAACTAGTTTCTTTATATAACTCTTTCCAGATCCAGACTCCATAAGATATTTAAAGGAGTTCCACTCAGCACCATTATCTTTAATAAACTTAATTCGAGCAACATGAGTTATCTCATGGGCAAAGAGTTCTAGAGCAGAGAATTGATGGCTACTTACATCTCTTAAGTCTGGACCAAATCGAACAAAATATTTACCATGGGAATCTTTCCCACCCTCAAAAGTTCTTGCATCTATATCAAAAGAAGTGTCTTGTATCAATAAAGGATTAGTAGCATAAAGATTTAATACCATTATTCGCATAAATCTAGCTTGCTGTCCATCTACCCTACCACTACTTTCGAGCAGTCCAATTTGTCGAGCTATGGCTTGAAGATCCTCTCTAACAAGGCCTCCCTGATCTCTAGCAAAGTCAACCATAGTCTGTGTATCTCTAGCATAATTCTGTTCTAGTATCCTGTGTTTCAGGGGAACAGGTGCTCCCTCTTGAACAGGATGAGGAGAAGAAAGACCATAGACTCCAGAGATTTTATTCCTAGCTTCTTGAGATTGTATAGATCGATAGAGAGCCACAGTAGCAAGCTTTTCTTTTAAGCCACTCTCTGGCGTATCTGGGAATAGGATTTTTAGTTCCCTAATAAATCCTGATGTATCTTCTGGTAGGGCGTGCTTACCAAAGATAGATTCAATTCCGTCACGAGTGGTCCTCCACTCTGTGCCCCTGAAGTTCCGATTTAAGTTAGTGCCCCAAGTTGCTGTATTTTGTCCCTCAGCCCAAGCGGGTACTAGAGAACCAACATCGAGACTTTCCCCATCAATGACTAAACTATTAGCCTCTTGGAGTTTTTTGAATAAGTCTGCTGTTAGCTCTATATCCCTATTATTATATTCCTCTAATCTTTGCCGAGCTTTCTCTGGAGTTAACTTATTAATTGTTTCTATTTGCGCATCAAATCCTCCCCGTTCATTGACATGGGTTCTACTAACTATAACTCCTCTACTTCTTTCCCATAAGAGAATAGCCAATGCACCACTCTCTTCGGTCTTGCCTTTTCCCCCCAAAGCTTCTGACACCGCTTCTAATTTTAAACCCCTCGAACTTGTTCGATTGTTCCAAGACATTATATTGGTCATTAAATCAACACCTCTTGCGGCAATCCTAGAAGCTAACTGCATGTCTCCAGCAATCTTCCCTAGAATTCTAAGATCGAAACCTATTCCATTATAAGTTACTATTTTGTAACCATCGTTTATTTTTTGTTCTAAGTTCCTTAGAATTTCTAAGGCTTCTTTTTTAGTGAGCTCTTTATCCCGTACCCCATGACTTCTTTCACCAGTCTTGGTATCGAGAGAAGCTATTGCTACTACTCTCTCATGCTGAAGATCTGATTCTATATCTAAGACATAAAGTTTACCATCTTTCATCCAGTTCGCTGTATCAGAGAATTCTGGGCTAGTTGCGTCTACAGCTAAACCTAACTGAGTAAGTAGTTCGGTGGTTCTGGCTACGTACGCAACCCGAGTTAACTCAGGATTATCTATAGAAAAACCATCCCATTCTCCGCTTTTTTTTAATCTCTGGATGAAAGCATCTTCGGGATTCATAAGTAACTCTTCACTGAGGGGCAGAATTCCCATACTAAGGTCATAAGCCATTGATTCAGCAGCAAGACTAAATGGTAGATTACCAACAATAGAGTTTCTGTTTTCAAGAACAATCATCTGTCGCTGCAAACCAAAGGCTTCCTCAATAAGAGGTCCTACATCCTGTAATCCCTTTTGGTTGGTTCGGTCAACATCATAAATCTTTGGATCTAACATCCACAAGTATTGTCCTTCATTGATTTCTCTTATTGAGTCTCTTTCAGAAGCTTCTAATAATACTCCTGTATTATGAATCATGGCTGTTAAAATAGAGGCTACTCCACCAGATTTTATATCCCCTTCAGTAACCCCTGTAATCAGTTCTTCTAGACGAGACAACACACCAAAGCCTTCCAAGCCATGTCTTTGGGATATACTAATAAACTCCTTTATCGGAGCTATCCTTGCTTCTACCCAAGGCAATAGTAGATCGATATTACTCCCTCGTTGAATGGCATCAAGATCAATTAAACTACGCTTATTGGTAAAAGGACCGGGGGTTGTCATCTGTGGCCCTTTGGTCTCCGGTGTTTTAGTAACATTAATAATCATTTCCAAAGCACGGCTAATTTGGAATGCTTCGTTTGTTTGAGTTTCTGTAGTATATCCAATTGCTCTTTGCACAGTATCTTGTAAAGGATCTGCTTTAACCCTTGTTCCCTCTGGACCTCTTTTAAACCCAAAGACTTTCCCTGCCGCTGCTGCCATATTTAAACTATGTATTACATGGTGATTATCAATAATACTAAACATGTCTATTACAGCTGCTGGAGTTAAAGCTAACTTAAATTTTCCGCCAATCAACTTATATTCTCTAGGTATCAGGACTTTAAAAGCAAAGCCTAGTTCAGAAAGTGAGTGGGCGGATTGCATAGGAATCTCTTTTCCGTCTCTTTCAACCGTCATTGGGAATTGCTGCTGCAAAGATAATGCATGACTATAGTCCTGATTTTCTACTTTGGTTATATCAAAAGTCAGTGAAATTGGCGTTTGCTCGCCCGACAAAGCTAGTTTTCTAACTTGATGCCAGATCGCCGGGCGGTGGTCTAATGCTATATCCTTCTCCCACCTACTTGGATCCTTGAACCATTTCTCTTCTTTATGCTTATAGGGTTTTTGACCCTCATACTCAAAATCCTTAAGTACCTTAGAAACATAATCCTGTATTAAAAGGTTAGGTAAATAAGCAAACGAATCTCTACCCTGTGGAATTTTAGCAGCAGTACCCGTAGGAGCCTTTCTTACATATTCTGCGAACTTCTCGCCTTGCTTGATAAGTTCCTTTAGTTCAGCCTGTTCGTCATCAGATTTAATTATAACAGTACCCTCATAAAGAACTGTACCAAAGTCTATTTCTTCCTCAATAGGCGTTGGACTTAATCTGTTATTAGTAACAGCGTCTGCATAAGTTTCACCTGCTTCTATAAGTTTCGTTATAGCAAGAGGTTGATCTGGTCTTTCGAGTATAATACTAGAGTGTTCCCAATTATTTAGGTTTCTTGCTACTTTTGAAAGTAGGTGTATTCTCTCAAGATACTGTTCTCTTCGTATATTAAGCTCGTCTATATCAGGATTAGATTTAGAATATCTAGTAAACTCCTCATTAATTTCAGATAATTTCTTAACCAACCAATAATAAGGGTATAGCTCACTGGGGTGTTTATATAATTCTGCTAACTCATTATCACCATAAACCCGTTGTACCCAGTTATCTATGTCTTTCGCGGTCTTTGCAGCAAACATGTTTTCTTCAGGAGTCTCATTAAACCTAGCCAGATAATCAATCACTCTTCTTTGCGGAGGAGCAAACCTAGAGCCTTCATAGGCACTAGTCCAACCCCATATAGTCTTATCTTCAAGAGATGTATCTTCATCCATCCCATACTCAAAATCCTCACCTAATATATTTTTTAGTTTATGATGAACTACGCTTTCTTGTAAAGCAAAGATACCTCGATCTGTAAAAGCCGATCTAGTATACTGGGGTGATAAAGATAAGATGCCGCGTTGTTGAGAGTTATTAATATAGTGAGTAACCTCTGATTCTGAGTTAACATATACTCTTGGAGCCGTATTGAGTTTCTCAGCTACACCCTTATTAAATAATCCAAATTTACTTTTAAGCTGCAAAGCCTTAGGTCCTAGTTGTTCTTCTAAGGCTTGTTCAGCTTGTAATTCCTCACCCATTCTTTCTTGACTCTCTAAATGTTTCATTGCAAAGTCTTGATTAAAAAGCACATCACTGTCTTCGGCAGTATAATTAGGAAATATTGATTTGGGAAGTTTTCCGTAAGAAGCCCACCACAGCATAATTTGTTTATATAAAATGTTCTCGATTGCGACTTCAGCCTCCTCTAGGGTCATTTCATGATAAGCATTATCTACTAGGTCAAACAGGCCCAGAGTTTCTTCCGCTCCTTTAAACTCTAAATATTCTTCAAGAACTTTACTCTTTGCTTCGGTATTCCACTCGTCTCCATTATTTTCGTGTTCCCCTTGTCTTATCTCAAAATACTGCTCATAACTAGTAATCTTTTGCCCAGCATAGTTTATGCCTGTTAAAACAGTTGCAACACGATCTATAGCTTGACCAGTAATATTAAATTTTGAAGCATGTGCTGAATATAATCTCCCAGACATTGGGGAGGTCCCCACACCAAGGTAGACGCTATGTCCAACTAAGTGTCCCATCATTTCGTCTAGATCAACACCAGAGAGTGCAAGGGATTCTGCTACAGCAGCCGCTCTTTTTCGGTTGAAGGTGTGTCCAGAAGCACCTAGCATATTCATAGCTCTGAAGGTAGCGTTTTGAATTTGTGGCATATCCGGTCTCCAAATATCCTTTAACCTTTGGATATCTTGCTCAGATACTAACATACCGTTTCCACGTCTCTCTATCTCCGCAAAAAATTCTTCTGTTGCTTTATATTGCTTATTGTATCTTTCCTTATATTCTCTCTGAACAGCTTCATGATCAACCGCTCCTTCTTCTGTTCCGTCTTTTCTTCTTCTTTTAAAAGTAAGCTCCGCAGCTAAGTCCATATTTTCTTCCCATAGTTTTTTTAACTCCCCTAATCGAACTATGGTTGGTGTAAAGTCAGGATCTGGGCTTTCAGACTGTTCGGTATTTCGTTGAATTGTTTCTGATCCCATAACTGCTCCAGCAGAGTTTCTTCGGGTTATTGTAATGTCATCACCCTTTGGGGTCATAGCTTTTTTTGTTGCTTGAAGCTCACTCCATCTTTCTGTCATTTCTGCAATATCAACTTTACCTAAAGACTTTCTATGATCAACCCCTAAAAGCTTAAGTACGGTATTTCTTAGATCTTTAGTAACACCAGTAGTAGCTTCAATAAGATTCATTTTACTTACTTCGGCTCTAGTATAGGCTTCACTAAGTGCAATACCTAATTGAGTAATCTTAAGATTAAAGAGAATGTTTTCCAAACTCTTTAATACCGGTTCAGGAGGAGCTGTAAACTCTTGGTCCATTGCTTCATATAGTTGCTCCATAGCCTCATAACCCTTGCCTTGGGGAGTAAAGAATTCTTTTTTAAAGTTTTCTTTACCTGCTTCATAACCTGTCCGCATGAGGGGTACTTTCATTACTGCTCTTAAGGCTACAACAACAGGGTCTTTACTGGTCTTTATTTGCTCAACCTTTGTAATACCTTCTAAATGCCGCATAGCTTCGCCTATAATCCCTAAATCGTTCGCTATTTGTGACCTGTTAGTTCTTAAAGTTTCTATAGCAGTTTTAAGATTCAAGAGCCCAGCACCATAAATATCTTCAAGCTGTGCATCGGTAGCGGTTTCTCTTAAGACAGCTCCTAATAAACCGTGTTCTTCTATAGCCTTAGTAAACCCAACTTCATCTGCCTCTGTCAATTGTGTAATAATTTTCTCCATAGCTCCCGGAACAAGGGCTAAGGAAGCAAGTTTCCACTCATGCCTAAAGCTTGCGTTTCTATCGACATGGTTTGCGTCTGAATAGATTTCACTAGTATCTAAATCCGGGTTATCGTTTTTCCACTTCTTATATTGTTCATTATGATAATCAATAACTTCCTCGACAAGGCCGTGTAAAGCTGGTCCCATCATCTCTATTGAAAAAGCCTCTCCCCAGCGCCAAATAGGAAGATCTATATCATCGCCTTGAGTTAGAACTGTTGAACCATGTTTCCACTGTGGGTTAAACATAAGATCAGCATCTCTGGAACTAGTAATCTGATCAAAGATTGTAGAGATTCCCATATTGGGCATATTGAAAAGATAATCTAATAAGAGAGAATGTAGCTGAGACAGGGTTGGTATAGACTGGTCTAAAGCACCCCCTATAAGTTCAGGAGCTATTCCTGCACCGAAGATAACTCCCAATGGATTTGGGGTGCCTTCAGAAGTATTAGCTTCGTTAATCCATGTTTCGAAAGCTTCTCTAACACTCTCAGTCATTTCTAAATTAAAAATCTCTTTAACTCTTAAATTAAATCTTTCTCTATTTTGCATTTCGACAAATTTAGCTAGCGGTGTTTTACTGGCTTTATTTAGTCCCCCAATACCTGCTGTAGCAATACGAAGCGATATACCACCTTCACCTGCATCGTCCTCATTTCTAAAACTTTCGTTCTGTCCTTCTACAACACTAAGACTTCGTTGTATACTCAACTCCTTATCTGACAATACATCTATAAGGCCATGTCCAACATCCTCTGGAGAAGCCCAATCTAACTCCCCATTTCCAAAGTTCTCAATTGTCCACTCTATGCTTTCCCTCGGCGGGGCCAGTACATGGAGATTCTCAATAATCTCTTCAACTGTTTGTTGAACCGCAGAATGGCTCCTTACTGAATCTAAACCTAGTCTACTTCTAAGTTTATTTAGTTTTGCTAGTTTCTTAGTATCAGAGAACCTAAGTAAAAAAGTATTTAGTCTGGTTGTCATAGCCTCTATTACAGCCTTTTTAAATAAAAGGCCATTATGCGAGTCTCCTTGGAACGTAATTTTACCTGTAATAAGGTTAACGCTTGAAATAAAACCATGTACTGCATAGTTTATCTGTAATATAGGTGTTAAACTATGTCGTAAAGTATTAAGATAATCTTTAACCATTACAAGATTAAGGGTTTCAATATTATTTAGAATATGCTGTTCCCTTTCTTCCCCTAAAACATCAAGTGCTTCGCTGACCCAACCTTTTAATTCATTAGCGGAACGGGCTTGTTCTCTTTGGACTATTTCGATTACGCTCTTAAGATTATACATGTGAATTTCTTCTGGAGATGGGTTTCCTATAATAGCTTGCCGTGCTAACGTTCGCCAATCAAGTCCTCTTTCATTAAGGGCTGAGATAAGATGTCTAATTTCTGCTAATTGGCCCTCAGCTACTAGGTATTCTCCATCTTCAACTATTGTGTGATCGCTAGAATATAATTCTTGAAGAAATGTTAATGCACTGGTCCAAGTGTTAAGTTTTTCTATATCACTTGACCATACTCTATCAGGTATTCCGGGAGTACTCCTCTCCAGAACATCCGCCCTCGTTTTTGTCGGCATCGGTATTTGACCCTTAGTTCTCAGAGCCTCAAGAATACTGATGACATCTGAACTATTTTTGGGCGTTTCAAATTTAGATCTCTTAATTACTTGATCATGAGAATCCTTTAACATTTCTCTAGCTTTGTCTACAGTAAGTTCTTCGTTCTGTACTTTCACAAGCGCTTCACCTTCTAATCCTCTTGTTATATTAAAATAATTTTGAGAGTGACTGGAACTTGGGGCTACCCAGCCACCCATAGTAATCTTCTTACCATCTTTTGTTACTACACGAGTTCTCATCATCTCATCCAGAGTAAAGGTAACTTCGGCTTGCTCAGTAACTGTAGCTTCAGCTGGTGATACACGGCTTTTAACTACACTTTCAGAAATACCTAGATTATCAGCTATTTTCTTAACAATAGCATCATCTATTGTACGTCCTTGGGCATCTAATTCATTCAAGATGACATCTAGAGCCCTAAGTTTTGCATCAGGCACTAGTGCATCTTTTAATGGTATTTTGGTTTTTATTACCGGCTCACCTTTTTGTGAGACTTCTATTCCCAGCTTACCTAGCTCAGTATCACCAAAGAGTAACGGAGCCATACCACCTTTGTTTTGAAGGCGTATTCTTGCAGCTTGTCCCGGCCCTCTATTTACAAATATGCCTTGATTATCGACATTAAATGCTGGATCTAAATGACCATCTCCGTCAACCACAACCGACACCAGAATATCTCCACCTACGACATGGCCCCATCCAGATTCACCAAAGTCTTCAGCAAGCCAATCCTTTACATCAAAAAAGCGTCTTCCCTTTTTATCGGCAATCTGTTTTAACTTTAAATCCTTTTTAAGACCCACCATCTTATTTTCTGCCTTTTTTAACAGCATAGTCTTTATATGCTCGGGTATAGTAGGATCTTCTTTTATAGTTGCTATAGCTTTTTCAATAGACCGAACAGCTTGTTCAACTGGCATTTCATTAACTTTATGGTCTATTACTTGTGCAGCATCATTCCAGTTTTCTATTGTTGGATCGGGTCGGTTGAATAGGGAGGTAGGAGCCTCGGTTGGACGAGCCTCACGAGGACCAGCAGCAGCTTTTCGCTCTTTAACAACGGCTTCAAAGTGCTTCTCTAATTCTCTCAATACCCTTCTTACTTCTTGCTGATGACCTAAGGCAATAATACCATCTTGTGCTCTTTTTAAGTTTCTGCCTTGAACCCTCTGTTGTCTAATACGTATAGTAGACGCATAGTTCTGGTATTCATTTTTCTTCTTCTTTTTTTTGCTCTGTAGTTCCTTATAAGCCTCCCAATATGTTTTTCCGGTTTGGGGATCTACCTCTTTCTGTAATCCCTTTTCTATTATTTGTATAAAGTCTTCTTCTGTCTTTTTAACAAGTTTATTAAATTTATCCGCTTTCACACTTTGCTGGTCTAATAATTTTTCTAATCGTGTAGTATCCAGCTCAGTATCTTCCATAAAATTAATCAGCCGACGTAAAGCTTTTTTAGTTTTATCAGTAAGTGTAATTGTACTCTTAGTCTCTTGTAGGTTGTCATAAGCCCTGTTTACAAGGACTGATAGAATTCTTTTTAATCTTCTATGCTGTATTTCGATCTTTTTCCATTCTGGCCTTTCGATTTCGTTTAGCTTTTTATTTATAGCTTCTAACTCGGTTTTAAAGTTTTGAAGCATTTCAAATTCTACTCTAGTTGTAAAACTCGTAAGGCTTCTCATTTCTTCTAATGAAATTTGAAGCTGTTCTTCTAAACCGCTTAGGTTATCAATTTCTTCCCTCTTCCCTTGCACTTCTGATGCTAGGTCTGTTTTCTCGGAGTCTTGGTCATCATTTAGTTGTTCAAATTCTTCCTGAAGTTCCTTTACTTCTTGACCCAACTGGGTTTTTTTGGCTGTTATTTTAGCAAGAGCTCCTGCTGTTCTTTCTTCTGCGGTCTCTGTTCCCGTCTGTGCAGCTTCACTAGTAATTATATCTCCCTCTTCATTTACAGTCGTAGACGTATCCTCACCCGTAAATACACCCTCAGTAGCTGTATCTATGTTTCTTAGGATTTCTTCCCAACTAAAAATAGTTTTATGTCGGAGATCGCCCACCTCATTAAGATGCTGGTTAAAAAAGTCGCTTACCGCACTTAGCTTCTCCTCGTTTGTCTTTTCACTCCAACTGTCTTCTTTAGTCTCCTCAAACATATTTCGGATTTCGGGAGGCAAGAGTAGTTCTGGTTGATCTGCTAAAACATCCGCAGCTTGTTCCAGACTTATCTCTTCTGTAGATTCTTTAGCTATCTGTTCAATCAATAGGGAATAATTGACCCTCATAATAATTGCATCCTTTGCGTCTTCACTGATAGTACCAGTATGCTCACTTTCAATAAGTCGTTCTACCACAACACCAAGTAATTCCTCTGTAGTATATCCCTCTTCGTTTGGTGTAATATCCTGTAAAATTTCAGCTAAAATTTCTCCGGAATGCTCTGGAGAAATTCCCATTTTGTCGAAGATAACAGCCAAACTAAGGCTATGGCTTTCGCCCTCAAGGAGTTCTCCAAACGATAAAGAATCAGCTCCTTCAAGCAATAGTTGGTCTAAGCTTCCTCGCACAGAATCAAATGCTTCGAGCTGTTTTAGGTAACCTTCAGCCGTCTCGGCTCTTAAGAATATCTTTGATCTTTTACTGATGGAAAGTATATTTTTAGCGAGGGTTCCACCAGCCTTAGCCCTAGCTCGTAGACCATGGCCCATTAAAGACAGGGGAAGACCACCACCAAGGCCTATGCCTTTATAACCCCAACCAATGACAGGGTTAATAGCCGGAGAAATTATGGCTTCGAATAAAGTTTCCCAACCAATTCTTCCCCAGTCTAATTCCTTTTGATCATGCATGTACATTTTTCTATACTGATTTCTAACCTCAGCCATAAACCCAGTAAGAGCACCTTCTGCAACATTACCGGGAATATTCTTTAACCCTCTTACAAAAAACCCCTTGAACCCCTTTCCTCTTGCATAACCCTCTTTCCAAAGATATTTTCTTAAAAGATGAGGACCTACGGTTTCGGGGAGATAGTTTTGGGCTCTTTGAAGACCTCTTGTTATTCTTAATACTTTCCTAGTTTTATTTATAGATTTTGTAAGTTGGTATACTCCTGAAGCTACTAAAGAAGTACCTCCTGTTAAGATACCAAGCAATAAAGAAATTCCCGTACTAGTAACCATATCAGGATCATTAATAACGCCATTAACCAATAGGTTTTTTACCCAGTCTGCTGTCCAGTAAAGAGTACCATGTCTCTCACCAAAGTCTTCAATACTTTGTCCGATTTCCTTTTTTCTTACAGCATCTCCTAACAGATAGAAGAACTGTGCTGGATTTCTAGCATTTTTGGTAAGAGTATAAAGACTGTCAACAGAACCCAGTTGCCTTAAAAGAAAGTTAGCTCTTTCGGGATCTCTTTCTAAAAGAATATCTACTGCATCTTTAGGGCTCCATCCCGGAGGAGGATTACTGGCCAGCATATCTGTGATATCCTCTTTCCCATGGGATATACCAGACCATTGGTCTACCATATTCCAGCCCGATAACTCAGTACCTGTTTGTAGATACCTCTGGGCTCGTTCATCTAGTTCTAAAATAGTTCCTGTGTACTTATCCTCACCGAAAATAGAAGAAATACGATCAGCTACGTATTTAATATTAGCGGTATTCTGAGCAAAGATACCTCTGGTATAATCTTGTGCAAAACTTTCAAACGATGCTTGACCATAATCTAGGAAACCCCTGTAACTTTTTCCTTTGTTTGTATGTTCTGCCCTTTTTGAAGCAGCACTTCTATTAAACAGCCCTTGTATCGGTAGGTTAGACCACTCTTCAAAACGTTTCCTACGTTCTTCTTTTACATCTTCCATATTTTCGAGTTGAAAGATTGTAGGATAAATTGGAAGTGGACTGTCTGCCCAAATATTTCTTGGCATTTAAATAGATCTCCTATTCTGTCTGATCATAGTGTCTTATCTGTTTTGATTCTGACCCTGACATTTCTTTGTAGAACAGGTTTTCCTCTGAGAATTTTAATCGTTCATTACTATACCGAGGAGGAAACCATTTTCTGGAAGAGTTACTTGAAATAGCAGCTGGATGCAAGTTGGATCTACTATAAGAAAAATCTTGATGGGTATAATCTCTTGTATCATTATTACTAGCGTGATCAAATAGCATTCCTTTATTATAACCTAACCACGTTCTCCATCCCCCCCACCCAACTATACTACTAGGGATATGTAGATTGTGATAGTAGTTGATTTGGTTGAGGGGTATGTTAAGATGGTCTACGCTGATGAGTTGTGGCCCACTATTAGTATTTACTAGTATAGCCAAACTTCCTCTATTTGAAGGATCATGGATATAGTAGAAAGGATTAGGATCTACATTATAAGTACCTATGTAATTTGCAGGTCTTTCAGTATCTGTAGGTTCACTATATATTGTTTTTGGAAGATCTGGACGGGGAAGTTCATTAAGATTTCCTCCGAAAGTTATGCCACTCATAGAAACTAATGATCCGGCAGGGTGGACCTCTCCATCCTTAGTATCCCATTCTACATCTTCTCTGACTGGAGAATCCGGCCCGACCCAGCCTTTACCTTTCATTACTACTGGGCCCTCTAATAAATGATAGAATGTAAACAAAACATCCGTCATTATAAGCTCTCTAACATCTCTCCCGTCGATCGGATCATCTGTTGGTTCTGTGGAAGGAAAGAACCTGACCTGACCGGGGCCATATCTATGGCCCATCATAACAGCTTCTATAGGAGTTAGATTGGGCTTCTCAGCTGCTATCCGAGCAGCCTCTGCTCTCCGAGAAACCTTTGCTTCTTGGAGAGCAGTCTCAGTATCTTTTGCCCTTCTTGAGACTTCCATTGCAAGCTTTATTAACGGCGTTATCCCCTTACTTCGTTCTTCTTCTGAAACTCTAACATCGATTCCACTTATTGTAGCTACATTATCTAGAGATCTCTCGCCTGTACGTTCGTTTAAAATCCCAACCTCATTAGTGTCCACATGACTTACTAAAAATCGTACTACCCTTTCAGGTCGGGGCTCTGTATATGCCCATTTATGCCAGCCGCTAGTATAACCTAGCAACTCATCACTAGCGGGATCAAATAGCTTATCGTTCCGAAACAAACCGAAGCGACCGAAGTGTCTCATGACCCAACCTCTATTACTAACTGTATCCACTCCTACCCTATCATTTGTAAAATCAGAATATGTACTGCTGAACCAAGGGGTGTTATCTGGATGTCGAATAGTAGCAGTTATTGTCTCGTTGATGATGTCATCGTGTCCGGGAAGGTTGCGGCCTACCTCTTCAGCATCATCGGCAGTTGGGGGGTGGGCTGCGGCATTAAGACTATCTACTATTTCCTTAGGTGCCACATCCAATCCGCCATCTGCTCTTCTCCATACAGTAGGCTTATTATCATCCCGTACTAAATTAGCTGATCCATACCACCTAGCTAAGTATGTAACCGGCAGACCAACTTTATCTCCCTCAACATCCCCACCTAACATAGGTAATTGCATTAAAACTGCTACTGTCTTGGGATCAATTAAGGGATTATTTATCATTAAAGAAATGGTTGATAAAATTTCTATTTTTTGTTTAGCTGGGCTTAGTTTCTTAAAGTCTTTTTCTTCGTTTGTCGCTATCTCTAGACCTAAAGAAGTAAGCATCATCTCATGAGTTTTCCAAAGCCCATTCTCATCAAGGATATTTAAATCCTGCCAACCACTTGCTATCAGATAGGCTTCGATTGTTTCCACGGGCTTTGAGGAGAAGAACAGAGAGTCAATCTTTCCCAAATCCATCCTGATTTGTTTGAAGGCATCCTTCGCTGCATCCGGGATGTTACCCACAGACCATTCATCCGCTGTCATTAAGGTAGTTATAGTCTCCGCCGCATCGCCAACGCCTTGAATAAGGTTTGCTAAGTTATTAGGATCGTCTATTAAACCCATGCCAAGAGAATAAGTAAGTACTCCAGCCTCCTTGAGCTCTTCTATCAAAGCTAAAAGAAGTATTTGCCGCTCATCCTCAATTCCTAGCCTATCAAAAAAAGCTTGTCTTGCTGATAGGTTTTCATTACCTGTTAAAACCCCTAAGTCTGTGATAAGAAAAGCGGCCTGTATTCCAGCAGCTCTACTTTCATCATCCCTGTTAAATTTTTCTATATTAAACAATAAGTGTAAATTCTCTAAACCCCCAGCATACATCTTTTTTGCTGCTCCTAAAGCTTGAAGTTCGATTCCATATTTTTCTTCAAAATCAAAAAAAGTTCGCATGGCCGCTACTCTACCTGCGGGGGATTGACCGTGCCAATTAATATTATATCCTCCGGGGTCCTCAGCCGTTGATATAAAGCGCAGAAAATGATCGTCAGTATCTCCAGTTAATTGAGTATAGTGTTCTTTAAAGGCTTTGTTAAGTTCAGCTTCTACTCCCATACTTAGAAGATCTGCGGAGCGGTTTTTTTCTTGAGGCGGACCATAAACTTTTCCGTTCATGAAGTCTTGTAGATACTCGGAATTAGCGGAGGGATTTAAAAATGCATTAATAGCGCCTCTTAAATTAAATATCTCTGTCGATTCAGCCGCATAAAACTGATTCACAGCTGCGTTTACTTCCGCTACTTTTTGTATAAACGCTATATTTTCATCGGAAGCCTCAACATTTGGATCGGTGGCTAGATATCGAGCGTGCTCAACGACTTCTTGCCAACTATTAAACTCCGGTTTCCCGGCTTCTCGGAGGAAGTGATTAAAGTATTGCAATCTTGTTAGTTCTTTCTCTTCACCGGGAAGACCCGTCCTTTGAGATCTTCTTTTACGTTTTTCTTTGTCTAGATCTTGGTCGAGAACGTATTGAATCAGCTCTTCGGGAGTATTTACCGTCAGTTTAGGGCGATTGCCGTCGGCATCTTTCGGTTTTATATAATCCGTGATTTCTTTAGGAAAAGTTTTCCTCCACGCATTAGAATTTAAAGCGCCATCTAAAGGTTCATACACCTCCCAAGACACATGGTTTCTCTCAGCTAACCACCCGATTAAGTTCATGTACATCTCGTCTATATTTTCTCTATAGTCTATCATAGGGGCTGAAGGAAGACTTTGCTCATCAATAAAATCTATTTGATTTCCTATTGCCTTGGTAAGCTGAATGATATATCTTGTACGTTGATCTTGAGCTCGTTCGTATTCCCAAACAGTTTTGTATTCTACCTGAGAAATCGGTTCCAAATTTGCCTCATACCACGCTCTTTGTTCAGGAAGTGCTTTTATCATTCGGTTGAATAGTTCGTCAGTATCTACAGCTCCTAAGGCAGATGCTGCAATGAAGCCTAAAGATCCCAGTATAGGAGGACCGAAAGAAGGATCAGTTAGAGGTGATGGAGGTGCTAATTCTTGGTATGGGTCGGTTAAGCTTCTTGTATAAGCTGGATTATTATACATACTATTTTCATCTTCCACAACCTGATCTAATAAACCCGGTAACTCTTCATTGAGTTTATTTACAGTATCGGAATCTAGCATATCTCCTAGGGGTTCCCAAGGCCAATGGATTTGTTCAAACAATCTACTAACATTAAGAGATTTATCTCCCGGAGGATTTTTATCTAGAGTTAAGCCATCTACAGCTGTACGAATAGCTCTCATCACAGAGAATCCCTTAAGTTCTTCCGAAGAAATTACAGAAAGAAGTCCTTCTGTTATATCAAGAAACATTTGTTGTACTTTCGGAGTTTGTATTACCATAGACCCAACCAATCCGGTCATTCCGGGGTCTACGTTTACTCCTGAAAACCCAAGTGCTCCAAGATCAACAATATTATATAGTATCTCTCCTAATATTCTTGTTCCTTCTGTCGAACCATCCTCATTAAGCCTCAAGAAATCTTCAACAGACCAGTATCGGCCTTCCTCTGGTGAGAAAGTAGATTCCTCTAAGAGTTTATAAGCAGCAAAAGATTCATCAGAGGTTTTAACGGCTTCGTCTACAGTATTTTGTAGGTAAATTTTTCTAGCCGCGTCCTTACTAGGAACTGTGCCATCTAAAACCTCACTAATTTGAACTTGAGGACCAGAGCCTCTGCCCTGATAAACTACATCTTGTCCATCCATATAAGTTATTGGCTGTGACTTTTTAAAATACGCATCTAAGGTATCGGGATCTATTGGATTTTCTTTGGTACTGAACTGATTTCCTACATCTAAAAGAAGATTTTTAAAGTCTTGTTTTCTACTACCTGATCCCCAATTTGTATCACCCATAGGAAAGAAGGAAGGTGAGGGGTGTGTCTTTTCTTCTTCCATAGCTTGAACTGCATGGGAAATAGAAGAAGGACCAGAGCTTAGCTGAGGAGTTCTATTAGTGTCTAAGAAATTACTAACAGTACTTCTTTCGTTATACGCAGAATTATTTAAAACAGAATTTCGTTCGGCTTCAAGATTCCGATCCTTTCTTTCCCTCAAGCCTGCAATCATATTCTGTGCTGTATAAAATAATCCCATTCTAAGCTCCTTGTCTTTCGAAGTATTCCGCCGCATGAATTAGAGCGTCACGTACTGCATCCATTCTTTTAATAATACCCCGGTTTACTCCTGTCTCCTTTGCCTTTCTATAATCATCGCGATTAATAAATTCTCTTGCGGCTTCCCTAAACTTTCCCTCTTTAATTAATTTTATTGTAGCTGGAGAACCTATCTGCTGTCCTTCGTCATTTATATGCGGGATAAAGCTTCCCCTAAAAGTAGCATCAATAAGATGATTTCTTAAGTTCTGTGGCAATTCTTCCCACTTATATTTCCCACCCTCTAAGACCTTAATAGTTTGTTTTCTTTTTTCTCGAATATTTAAAACCATCAACCGTTCTGCTTGAGATTTCGTAAGAGAAACCCGACCCTCTTGAACGTCTTTATAAGAAACACCGGGTAATACGATACCGATAAGTTTTCTACTTTCCTCGCCCCCGTCTAGATAATGACCCACTCCAATAGTATAATACTTTTCTTGTCCTCCTCCTTTTTTTTCATTTTTATAAGCATTGAGTCTAAGACCTTCGTTTGTTTTTACCATATTAAATAGTGCATCACTGATATTAGAGTCAGCTGTAGTCTCCACAGGAAGATTTGTACTAGTATCAACTCCATCGACAATTAGATTTTCATGGCCTTTCATCTTGAACTTTGAAGGCCAATGCCCCTTCTTATCGGGTTTTGCACCAGCCCGCATTGCCGCTCTATAATCGTACTGGTGACGAGGATCATCGGGATTTGGATTCAAACCCCATTCAGTAGCGTATTGTCTATACCATTGTTGGAATTTCTGTTCTTCGGCCAAAGCGGCATCATATTCTACTGTGGGGACCCCACCCATAGCCGAAAGCGTAATAGCAGTACTAGCCGTTCCATACCCAAAACCAGTTCTAACTATCGTTTCTCCAAGATTTCTTCCCGAGGCTCGGCTATTCTCTAGATCTTTTTCTGTTGGCGGTTCTGGCTCTGTAAATATATTCCATCCGGGAACCTCGTTTATTAGACTGCCGTCATTATCGGAATTATCATCTGGCTCAGCAGTAGCTGGCTCCTGTTCGGAGGGGTCGGGCAGCGGCCCATAACCGGGGAGTTGCTTTTTCTCTGGTTCTGCTCCCGGGTCCACAACGGTTGGAGCACCTGTCTCCGGGTCCTTTACGATTTTGGGCTTCGTCACCACCCCGCCGTCAAGGCTTTTCGCGGCCAGATCCGCCCGAATTGCCGCCACATCTTGTTCACGCTGCGTCTCGGCGAGCGCCCTTTTCTCCGCTATCTCTATTTTCTTTAAATCTAGTATACCTTCTACGACCGTAGATGTTATTTCATAAGGAGCTTTAATTAAAGCTTGCATATTTTTGTAATAATGATTCAGATTTTCTTCAGAAAAATGAGTATCCCATCCCGTCATCTCTTCTCCAGAAACCGGAATAAAAGGAGTCGCTGGTGCTTCTGGAGTAGGAGCCTGAACGTGATAATTAGGCTGTTCCATTACCAAGTCTCCTTTCTGTTGTGGTCTTTATTCCTTCAACCAAATTCTTATAATTAGCAATAAGCTGTTGGTTATTCTTAATAACCCCTGTTTTAATTTTAGACTGGATCGAAGACTGTATCATAGATTTTGTTACTTCTTTAGGATTTTTTGAAGCTTTCGCAGTATCAATAATAATATTATATCGATGCTCGTCTAAAACATAAGGACTGTTTAGTTGAGTAGACAAAGAAGCAACGATTTCTTTCTCTTGTTCCACCTGTCTTTTTAAAGCTAACTTATTAAGCCTCGACATTCTGTCTTTTACCATTGGCTTTAAATATTTTAGATAGATTAGTTGTTCTTCTACACTCATTTCTTCTTCGGTATCTGTAATAGTATAAGCGGGTACCCTAGTTCCATCCTTAGGAAAACCAAGTCTCCCGTTTTCTGTTGAGATTTCTTTTCCATAACCCATTCGATATAAACGTAGCCACTCATTAGTATGTACTTCAGAAGGGACCTGAGCATCTAACTCATATTCTAAACCACTTAGAATCTTTCCAAGTTCTAGCCTATGTAAAACGATAGTTCTTTCTAATTGCTTAGTATCGTTCTTAGTTTTCAGGCTTTGATAATGTTCTTCTAATTCTGGGTACAAAGAATCCGGCCATGTTCTAAACTTTTCCCGGAAAACCTGTTCCTGTTCCTCTGAGGATTTGTTTTTAAAACTATTAAAAACCTCTTCTCTAATAAAAGAATCTCCAGATTCCTTAGTATCAGGCCAGAGTTCTTGGAAAGTATTCCAATATTCTTCTTTATTGTTTTCAGTAAACTCCCAAGGCTGTGCTATTTCGGAATTCCACAGAGACCACCTATCCCATGCTGGTATACCGGCTGTTCTTACTAAGAATTCTTTATTAGTAGTAATTTGTTGATGCCCAAAAATTTCTCGCACAGAAGGAACATTAGATTCTATTCCTGTAGCAAGGTTTTTTAAAGTTTCATACATAGTTTATACCCTTTATGATTACTCACGGATTGGGACTACCGAATAAGAATTGGAACTGACTACTCCACTCGCCGGAGCCATCTCCCCCTTGATACCCAGCGTCTTTCATTCCAACGTAAGTACTTAAACCAGCACCCACACCAGCGGCAGCCCCAGTTACTAAGCCAGTAGTTAGTGCATTAGACATAATACTAGAATCAGATTGCTGGTATAGTGTACTTGGCATAAACTTAACTTGAGAAGCATAGCCAAAATTTCTCTTTGCCAGAATTCCTTCTTGTTCTCTTTGGGCAGATAACAAAGCATTACCGTGTTTTGTTCTTTGGTTAATTAATCCTTTCTTGGCTTGGCTTAAAGCTCCGTTCATTAATGATCGAGCTGTTCCGCTGCTTGGGTTTAGATTCTTGGTCTGCATTACAGACTGTAGTCGAGCGTTGACTTGGTTGTACTGTCGAGAAAACTGTCCAGTAGCGTTATCAAAATTATAACCTAACCAGAATTCCTTTTCAGCCCTAGCCTTATTAGCTGACTTGGCTATATTCCTATTAGCCATCCACTTAGCGGCATTAGCCTGAGCAATCTGACGATTCTTAACTTGGTTCTGCATCTTTTGCTGGAACTGTTGTTCCTCGAATTGAAGACGCTGTATAGCATTATTTGCTACCTGCTGCTGTCCTTGCATCATGGAGCCAAATATAGCAGAACCAGCTGCTAGAGCTCCCATGCCAATTACTACACCCATTCTAAGCTCCTTATGCGGCCCCTAAGGCCATACCTTTGATTCAGGGTACCCCAGCACCCTGATAATTCAAAGCTCTCTCAGAGGATCCTACGGCCTCTGGAGGTCCATTTGTTATTCTGCCGCTTCTGGGGCTT